TAGGCGCTGCATCATCATTCGTATCGTGCTCAGAATTCATCAGGCGTTTCCTCTTCTTCATTGTCAGGGTCATCATCCCATCCATCGTCAGGCACGGCATCGGGCGCTGTCTCACCGTATGGTGGCATGGTCTCAGGGATTACGCGCGCCATTGTCCAGCCTTGTGCATGCGTGAGCCAACGATCCCTTGGCATCGCTTGCATAGCACCTGCACCCCTTCGTCTATGTCTTCAGGTATGAGCGCCCCTCCCTTGCTCAATGGCACGATGTGGTCAAGGGTAAGGGGGTTACTAGCATCACCCTGTGTGGCACACCTGCTGCACCATGGCTGGTCCTTACGCTTACGCGCTGATAGGTTGCGCCATTCCCTAGCCCCCTTGCTCTGGCGGTAGGGGTTAGGCTTCTCTGCTTGTTTCTCCTTAGCGCATTCCACACACCTACCCTTCTTCAGGCTAGATAGGATCATGCCGCACGAGAGACATGCCCGATTGCTCACCGCTTACGCCTTACGGGCTTCGCCCTTGCCTTTGGGGAAGGGGGTGTACGGATGACGGATGCCAGCACATCGTCTAGGGCTACGGGTGGCAATGCCTCTTCCTGAGCGGTACGCACCTCTCCACACTTCCTGCACGCCATCATTGCCGTGAATGGGGTGTGTTCTCCATCACCAGTGTCGTACAGCATGAAGTCATGAGCGTATGGTGGTCTTGCGTTCTTGCATCGGTGTGCATGCACTGCCATCTGCTCTTCCTTCCCGTAGTAGCGCACGGAGGGGGAACGGGGAAGGCTCCGTCGCACTCCCTCCGTGCGCGCTGACATTAGCAGATTAGTCGGACTCACCTCTGCTGCCCCAGTGTGGGTTTCCTTGCTTGCAGGGGTCGCAATCGCACTGCCATGCGTATAGCGCCAACCCGTTGATGATGTCTTTCACCAGCGGCGTAATCCTAGGGTCAATGCTGACCACGAATCGCCCGGGAAGCGGCGCGATCTCATCCAGTTCACCCATGTTCATGCGCCGAATCGCGTCTACCGCTACGGGAATCATTTCCTTTGGCACTGGTGGGATGTGATGCCACACGAAGTGGCGATCTATCTGGTCTTCCAGCACCATGTCGGTCTTAGCCAACTCTGATGCCTTTATGCCTTCCCCGAACTGGCTAATGTCGCGTCGGATCACGCGCACGCCTTGTGTCGCCATGACCAGCGTCGGTTGCCCTTAGCCCCGTTGAACACGATGCTGAGTACCCGTACCGCAGGGAATACCGCACGCTTAGGGTCGGTGTAGTCAATGACCTTGCTGCATGAGGAGCAGTCCGTCACCGTCCACACGGGGGGCTTTACCGCCCCCTCACGCTTTGCCTTCACCCCTGCCATGGGTCAGCCTCTAGCCCGTATGCCTCGCTAATCTCCGCCGCTGTGCGTCGCTCTACGAAGATTGGCGCATTCTTGACGGACGGATAGCGCATGTAGTTGTATCGGTAGAACTCCAACGCCTCGTCATAGCCTCGGCAGTCGTCATGGCACACGCTACCGAAGTCGGCATGTGCTTGCTTGTGCATGACCTCAACCAGATTGTGCAGGTCGTAGACCACGACGGTTTGCTGATAGCCGCTTCCGTCCTTGCACTGCACAAAGATTTCCGATGTGCCGAGCACGGCTTCATCTCCGCCAACCAGCATCAACGGATGCTCGGCGGTCGTCTCCTCTGGGGCTGGCTTCAGTCTCGTGTCTAGAATCTCGCCAAGACCCGTGTCTAGAATCTCGTCTAGGTTATTTACCTCGGTTACATGACTCATCTTCCTCTTCCTCCTACCTGCGTTACATACCGTTCAATCCGAACGGTCACAACCCCAGCCTTCAAGCCCCGCAACTTGCGAAACACGGCTGGGCTTAAGTCAATAATGCCTCCACCAACGCATCCACAACTGTCTCTGACGAGACATAGCGCCCATACGCCAGTCTTCACATTGGTGACCTTGACCCAGAATGGTGTACTGCGCCACCGATACCCCGGCAGCGCGCAATAGTTGACTACCTCATCATGCCATCCTCCCTGCGCTTTGGTTCGGTACGGCGTACATGTCCGTGGTACTCCGTCGTAGCACTTCTGTAGCCCCGGGTATCCGTACCATGTCGCCTTACCCACGGCTGGCTCTGGTAGCAGTGTCGCATTGACCGCCACGGTTAGCGAGAGCAGCAAGGCAATCACTTGAGCAGCCTCACGAAGTCCTCAAGGGTCAAGATGACCAGATGAGTTCGCCTTACGCCTACCCCCGGTCGGTTGCCCACCACCACGATTGGAGTCTCCTCCGCCTTGGATGCCGCCATTGTCTTGTCTAGGTAGCGGTTAAGCACCTCTGGGAACGATGCCCCCACCTTGACCTGAGCCACGATGCCATGGTCGGCAGTCACATCTATCGGACCGCCGTACATGCCCACACGCTTCCCATTGGGCAGCATAGAGGCGACATCCCGCTCGTACTGCTTCCCCGCGTTATTCGCCTTTCGCCCCCGATGCTTACGCTCTTCATCAACCACGGTTGCTCCCCTTTCGCGCTAGGTCGCGGACAATCCCGCCCACGCTCACTGGTTGCACTCCGTTCATCCTACTCCGTAAGTTAGTAATAACTCTTTTGTCACTGTCTTTGTCTTTGTCATTGTCACTGTCACTGTCCGTCGTCACATGAGCGTTCGGTGTGACGGCACTGTGCGTCACATGAGCGTCACCAGCCTTAACCTTATCGCGCCAGCGTCGGGTTCGCTCGGCGTTCGTGTTGATCTGGAAGTCTGCCCAGTCATGCACTACCACCGTACCCTCTGGAGCGTCATGGAAGCCCTCTAGGCAACGGATGCACAACGCTGGAGCCACCTCAAGCAGTCCAACGCCCACCAGCGCCCTAAAGCCCTTACGGTCGCCCCCAGCGCCCATGGTCAACTGGAGCCAATGGTCTTCGGAGCCGAATCCACCTCCCGGCTTCTGGAGTTTCGCCTCGGAGAGCGTCACGATCCACAACCAGCGAAGCGCCGCACTCGGTAGCCCCGCCACCTTGGGCGAGCGCCATGCCAGCGCGTCTAGTCGTAGCCAAGCCCCGCCGCTCACTCTGCCACCTCATTCTCTTGCTCAAACATCTGCACCTGCTCCGCGCCCACCACCTCTAGGGGTGTGATCTGGTACTGAAGATGGGGATTCTTCCACCCGCCAATCCGTTCCGCGCCCTTGCCAACGAGGTAGGGGCTGAACTCCCGTAGGGGGCAATCCATGATCATGCAGAAGCCTTCGCTCGGCTTCTCTCCTACGCACCACGCGCAGAAGATCGCAATAGCCCCAGCCGCGCCATTCTTGGCGTGCTCTTTAACATCCTTAGCCACCTGCTGCTCTTCCGTTAGCGCCATACGGCAACTCCCTTCTTCCTGCATGTCAAGCATGCTGCGATTGCATAGCGATCCGACACGCTGCTTTGCGACGGAACTACCGCCTCGCTGCAAGTCGCGCAGAACCATGCCTTCTCCCGATCCGCCCCCTTGATGTAGTACTGCGACACATGCTTACCGTCACCAACGGCAATGGTGTCGTCCTTGATGTCGTAGCCCCGCTGTCTGAGTTCGTACACACGGGCGGCAAGCCTCCCAATGCCGAAGTCTCGGAGCGCCTCCAACGGGGTGATCTTCCTCCCAGCCTGAAAGGCTGTCAAGAGCACCTGAGCCTGACTCTTTGCGTTCTCCTTAAACGCCATGATCGCCCTCCTTCTTCTGCCGACTTGGATACGGCAACTGCTGATACTTCAACGCCAAGCGCATTCGCTGCTTGTCGCGACGATGCCCGACAAAAGTGACATACCGATGCTTGCGTGACCTTTCCTCAAAGTACACATTCTCCGCCCCGTACTTCTCAATGACCTGTGCGTTCGTTAGCCCGTGCGCGTAGGTTGCGTGATGCTGATGCTCTAACCCTTTGACCCTTGGGTCTAGGAACTTTGCCGACAACCCTGTGTAAAGGAAATTGCACGCCTGATACACAATGCCTTCGTGACCCTGCTTTGTATCTGCAAACGAGACCACGATGCTCGGCTTAGGCAGCATCCGTAAAGATGCGCCCACCAAGCGACTTGCCTCATGCTTGCCGTTGTTGAGAAGCACCAGCCGATTCAACTCCAACACCTTTGAAGCCCACTCGTCGCCGCAAATGCCGCGTGCCAGCGTGCTGCTCGGAGATGTGCCGTAGGTGACGACACCCACCAGTTCAGCGTTATTGAACAACCCGAACGCATGCGAAATAGATGGAAGCCGATGCGCGTAATGAACGGTGAGAATCAACTCGTGCGCGTCGCTGCTTTGAATGCGAGAAACTGAATAGCCCGCAACCTGATCGTCAAACAAACTTGGCTGGTACGCCAGTGCTTGCTTCATTGAATTGCCTTCCTTCAACCGCTGCACGGGCTGCCACATGGGCAACCCGTGCAAACGGAACTCCGATTAGAAACTTGGGTCTAGGTAAGTCTTCGCGACTCCCAATTCAACCCAGCCGCTCATCTTGAGTCCATCAAGATAAGACTCGTGACACCAACCGCCGTCGCCCTTGCTTCGGCAATTTGCGCTGACCTTCTTAACGAAAGTTCCGCGCTTCGTCACCACAGACTTGAAGGTTCCGTCCTTCGTGAGGTTGACCGCAACCACCTCGTCGGCATACGAATCGCTGCCGATGTGGAAGGTTGCTGGTTGACCAACATACGGGAACTGCTCAAGCAAATCGCTGCACTCAAGAACCGTGTGACCAAGATCGGCGCAATGCTCAAGAATTCCCTTCTGGGTCTTGAAGTTGTAACGCTTGTTCATCTCTAGGCTCCTTCCTTCCTACAGCCCAAGCGGGCTACGCCAATTGTCTACCCGCCTGAGCCGTAAGTCAATACCCTATTTCGTGCTCAATTCACCCCTTCTTGGCGTTTGACCACGCGATTGAGGGGCGCTGCTTGCAATACCCCTCCGAACTCTTTGGCGCTGGGCATGCCCAGAAGTCGTACTCCCGCCCGTCGGCGGTTGTGCCGTTGCGATGCACCCATGCCAACTTATGGCGCGGGCATGCCGCGTCCTCGTCTGGCGTAATGAACCGAATCGCCTTAAGCGCCGCGTCGTACACCTCTTCTTGCCCTTCGGGCGCAGTACGGACTGGCTCGTCAAACACCTTTGTTGCGGCTTCTAGCACTCGGCTATCGTCGCCAATCTGGCGCTGCTGCGCGTTGAAGACTTCTTCTCGGCTGGCAACACCCTTCTTGACTTCAAACCCTAGCGCGGCAATCGCTCGCCCCCACGCTGAGGTTTCGCACACCATGACTTCCGAACCGCGCGTGTACGGCGTTGCACCCGGAATGATTTCCGATGCATGACCAACTCCCGGTCGGGTGTCTTCGCGATCCCGATAGGCATACGCCTTGAAGACCACTGCCTTGTCGCTGAGATGCAACATCTCTGACTGCAATGACCCCTCTGGGAACTGCTCCTTAAACGCGGTGATACGCGCCGCTACATCTATGTAATCAGACAGGTCAGGCTTCCCCATTGCTCTCCTCCTTCAAGGACATGCGTCCTACTTCACAGCCGCCGAACCCGTAGTCGGGTAGCGGAGCAGCATACTGACATGACTTGCACTGCTGGGTGTTGAATGTTGCGTGCTCTGGCTTTCCTTTAATTGACTTCGCTACCACCTGAGCAGATAGCACTCCTAGCGCCACATCCTCTGGCGTTGCCTGACGCATCACAAGGCTCCACGCCACCTTTGGTCGGGAATACGACAGCAACGCCAACCTTGGCAAGGGGGCATTGGGGAACTGCTTGGCGTAAAGGGCGGCATAGAACCGCATCTCTGAACCGTGCAGGTCCGCCATTGACTTAGCGCGCTGACCAGTCTTGATGTCAAGAATGACCGCATGCTCGGTAAATGGCGCATAGATTGCGTCTGGCGTACCAATGACCAAACCAGCCTTTGGCAACTTAACCTTGAGGCTCTCGCCGTCAATGCCTTGGGTAACCAGCCCCTGATCAACGGGCAGCGACTGATGCGCCTTGGTTACCAGCCACTCTGCGAATAGCGCGGTAGCCAACTCCACCTCCTCGGTAAACACATCCCAATCAACCGTATCGGTGAACTGCTTTCCCTTGACGCTTTCCACACCGTTGCGAGCGGCAATGCTGATTTCTTCCATGCGAATGCGTTTGTCGGTGTTGTACCAGACCATAAGCGACTGGGTTGCATCATCAACGGCAGAGCCGAAGTGAACCCTTTCTGGCATCGCCGCATGGACTCGCCTTCCATCCTTGTCTCGCACCTGCTCTAGATAGACCGCCTTGCGACCGCACCAATCAGCAGCCGTGACGGTTGACTTGCTGAGACCCTTGCGTGCTGGGTCAATTGCCTTACTGGGCTTGGCTGGACTCATGTTCTGCCTCCTTCTCAAACCATCGCAGAATCGCCTCTGCATCTGCCTCTGT